ACATTGATCAAGAAATTGAGAAGAAGATTATTGATGATCGCCAAAAAGATTATGGTAATTATCAAGAGAACTTTATTATGTTAGCAGAAATGTTTACCATAATACTTGCAGGTAATTTAAGAACAAGAATTAAACCACATCAAGTAGGTCATTTAATGATGGCATTAAAGCTATATAGATCAACAAAAAATTTTAAGGCAGACAACTATTTAGACATGAGTGTGTACAATAAAATGACTAGAGAAATACACAAAAAAGAGGTTGCCAAAAAGGATAAAAATGGATAAGTATAAGAGATTGAAACATGGTGAGGCTAGTTTTACACTAGAAGAACGTTTTGATGACGTGGAGAAAGCTGCAAACCCTAGCACCGAGGGTGAATTTGTAGAAATTAAAATCAGTAATTTAAAAATTGATTTTACAAAAGTGATAAAGGAGCAAAATGGAAGAGTTAAAAACTCGCCTTCAAAAGTACAGAGATCTTCAAGCGAAGAAGCACGAGAAATTTCTGGAAGCCAAGAGAAGAGTAAGTAAGTATCAAAAAGATTCTTACAGATTATTTTGGAAAATTGAGAAGGCAAAAGAAGAATTAATGACAGCAAGATAGTCATTAGTTTATTATTAAAAAAAACTGAAGGAAAACGTAGGGGATCTATGACTAAAAATAAAATATTTACTGAAATAAAACTTGCTATGAGAGCAGGACACTATCGTGATTTAACTTTTAAAGAAAAGAAAATATATAAGAACGCATTTAAGAATGGTTATAAGTTAGCCAAGATACATTGTAAAAAAAGAGATCCAGAATCTTATAAGCCAAGAAGAATTATTAGTTATTCATTTGCCAAACCTAATACAAGAATTATTGACAGTCTTATTAATAGAATTTGTGTTCGTTACGAAGTACACAAAAAAAGTTTAATGGGTAAAGTCAGAACACAAGATATAGTTAGAGCAAGAAACATTATTCACAACATCTTGTATGAAAAATATAACATGAACCTTACAGATATTGGTAGATATTTTGGACAAGATCATACCACAGTTTTACATTCAATAGAAATGAAAAAAGATAAGCGAAGATTTTGGGATGCTGGTCAAAGCATCTGGCAAGAGTTTCAAGAATTAAAAGAAACTATTTCTTAGCAGTTTTAGCAGCTCTCTTAAATTGTTTGGCAGTTGGTCTACCTTTAGCTCCTGCTTTACGCATTTTCTCACCACTACCTGCAGCGATACGTTTACGTTTAGCATGGATGTTACTATATAATCCACGTTTAGCCATTATTTTTTACCTTTCTTTTTTGATTTAGAAGTCATTATTTTTTTCTTCAAAGCTGAAGGCAAAGTTTTTTGCTTTGCTGTTAGTTTGCTTTTACCTTTTGATTTACCATACATAATTATTTTCCTTTTGTTGTTTAAGTTTTAGCACACAATAGTTGTCAAAACAACTACCATCTTTACCATCATGGCAAAAATACTTTTTATTAGCTGTGACTATCCAGCCACCAGCATCACTAATTAATTCTTTATTACACTCTTGACAGTACCCACACATAAAAGACTTTTCTGGTTTCTTCCAAGTTTTTTTTATCGGCACTTCCACCTTCTTCTTGCTTGTCTTATTCTTGAGTTAGGATCGTTTCTTGTTTTAGCAGATGAGTTTCTTAATTGTCCAGCAGATCTTGCACAATAACTTTTTCTACGTTTAGCATCCTTAGATCCTTTCTTAACTTTACCTGTTACTGCTGTCTTTAATTTTGATCCGGGATTAGCTCTTCTATATCTTGCAACACCTTTGGCTGTCATACCAGCTCCAGATTTTGTAGGTCTGTAGTTTGCGTTCTTACCTTTAGTTGTTTTTCTAATAGCCATTATTTTAGTATAAGTTTTTTAATTGATTTTTCACCTAAATAAATTTCTGTTTCTGCTTTAGATTTAATACATTGATATTCTACATTATTATTAAGTTGTCTGTTAGCAATCCTTTTACCTTTCAAACAATTACTCATGGATTCTTGTATTCTGTGTTCTTTAATTTCTCCATTAACAATCATTAATAATGCAACTACTACTTCAACCATGTCCATTACCATTTGCTCTAACTTTATCTTTTAACTCTTCAACATCTTTTAATGCTTTTTCTAGTTGTGTTTTTAAAAATTCTATATTAACTTTGTTAGTCATATTTTGTTCTTGATTTGTAATTAGCTTTTCTACATCTTCAAACAAACTTTCAATCAACATAAACTGTTCTTGATCAGTTGGTTTTTGTTCAGATTTTTTAAGTAGATCAGCTTGGAATAATTCTCTTGATGTTTCTAGTGATGTAAGTCTGGCAGTAACTTCTGTGTAAGCAAAGACACCCATAGCTACCGCAACAACTATACCAATCATATTTTTTATTGGCATACTAACTGCTGTTTGATCTGATACTTTCATTTCTTTCCTTTCATGTAGTGATCTGAAGGTTCATAATTCCATTTCTTGCCATGATGACCCCTTATATCAGCATACCACATTCTTAATCTTACTATCCATTTACATACAGGTCTAGGCATTTTTCTTCTTCTTCTTACACTTACAACGTGGTGCAAATAAACTATTAGTCCATTCCATATATTTATCAAAAAAACCAAGAACTTTATATATATATTTATCAATCATTAGTTGGCTCTGGCATTACATAGTCTTTTGGCGGCATTTTTAATGTAGTATTATCCATAGTTTTTACATCTGGATTTTCTTCCATATACTCTTTTTTTAAATCTTTCCATAAATTTTTCTTAACAGGTCTATCTTCATTTATATTTGTTGGAACAACACCTCTACACTTTGATACTAACAATGCAAAGTTTTCATTGTATGCAAGACTAGGATTTTTATTTACCTTGTTGCACATCTTCATTAACTCTAGTTGCTGTTTAAGTTGTACATTTTCTTTTGAAGTTTTACAATCTGTGCCTAAATATTTTCTAAATGTTATGCTAAAGTTTTGTTCATTACTTTCGTTATCACTTGAACTTAAACCTCTATAATCTGATTCTCTATTTCTATCTTCTATACGAAAATCTACTTCGCCACATCTTACACCATACTCATTAAGATATTCGTTTTTAGGATAAGCAGGTTCGGCAAAGATTGTTAATAAGCTGAGCATGATTATAAGTATAGCTGTAAATCTGTAATCCATCCTGCAATACTCCATAAGTCATCCTAATAATTTATTTCCCTGTTTAAATCTTTTATATCCCATTCCATTTCATTGACACGATTAGCAAGAACTTCATATAAGTTTTCTGCCATCTCCCATGTACCTTCTGCTCTCTCTAGTTTTTGTAAAATAGTATTTGTTTTTTCTGTAAGTACAGCAACATCCCTACGAATATTCTCAAGCTCCATAGTTTGTATGGCTTGTATCTCTGATTTGTTTGCGTTGATAGTATCTGTTAGATTAACAATGTATTTAACACCTGTAAATGTTCCAACTAACACAGACGCAACAACAGGTATCATTACTATATTTTTTTTAAGTAAAGCTGCTAAATCCATTTACAAAACCTACAGTATGTATGCTATAACTAATACAACACCAACAGCAATAACCACTTTCTTGTGATCTTCCCAGTAATGTTTCACTATATCTCTAATTTCATCAATCATGTTTATCTCCTATGACTTTCTAATATAAGATATTACTTACCCTGTCCACGATTTTTTGACTTACCTTTTTGTCTCTTCTTGCTCTTATTCATAGAAGATAGTTTAGGTCGTCTGCCTATGCTTGTTTTCTTTGGTATTCTTTCGTGAGGTTGATCAGCTATATTAAACTTTACTCTAGCCATCTATTACTTTTTAAACTTTTTATTACTCAATAAGTTAGTAACAGATATTCCATAGTTACCACCGACTACTATAAAAATTAAATATAGATATACTTCTGGAATATTCTTTAATTGCTCAAAATAAAACTCTACTTTTTTTAGCATAGTCATATCACCATAAAATGTAGCATAAGCTAGTATGCCAAGTGGTGCTAATATAAACGCACCTAATACTAAATCTAAAATTAGTGAGCCATTTCTTTTAGCTCTCTCGTTACCAGTTTGCATTTCTTGTAAAGCTATTTGATGCTTACGTTCACTTTTCTCTGCTCGTTTAGTCATAAAACTTCCTACAGCTTTAGATCCTATTTTAAATAATAAATTATATGGCAGCATATTAATCTTTCTTATCTTCTTCTAACTTTTTAATTTTAGATAAAGCATCATCTAAATCTTTAGTACAAAACTCTAGCTTTTGCAAACACCTTTTGTTAGCCGCATCTTTAGATTTACCTGCATCTTCAAGCTCTGCTATCTGACCTTTTAATATTCTAACTTGATCTTTATATTCATTAAG